CGCACCTGGGCTGCGCACTGATCGAATACGTCATTCGAAAGTCAGGCAACCCCTGTTACTACCGGACGTTTTCGGATCTGGTTCGCCAGGTGAAGGGCTCTTTCGCCAAAGGCGCACAGTATTCCGAGCAGGATGTTTATGAGGATTTCGGAAAAGGCCGCGTCGTGGTGCTCGATGAAGTCGGCATGCAGAACTTCACCGACTTTGAGCAGGCTGTCGCCTATGAGGCAATCAATGCCCGCTACCTCGCCCAGCGCCCAACCGTTCTGATCTCCAATCTTCAGGCCAGCGATCTTCCGTTGTGTGTTGGTGAGCGTGTAGTTGACCGGCTCCGCGAGGGTGGTGGTCGCGCCCTGGACTTCGACTGGAAGTCGTATCGTCTCGGAGGTGCCCAATGAGCCTCAACGAAATCTGCCGCCTGTACCGCAAGGGCCAGAAGCTACGCCGGCAAGCTAAAGAGCTATCGAACGCCAGCCTGGCTCGCAAGTTTGAGTGCAGCGAGCGGACCATCGCCAAGATTGCCAACCGCATGCCGGTATCTGTGCCAGAGGATGAGCAGCGAATTATCCGCGCATGCATATCAGAGCGTGACCGGATGAAGTCCGAAGCCGCCGAACTGTCTATGCATAGACTCGGGAAGCAGTACGGTCTGTCCAAGAGCAGCATAGCCTCGCACCTGGAATATCTGGCAGAGCGGGAGGTGGCTGCATGACCAATCAATGCACCGGCTGCCAACGCGGCCTCCCAATCTCAGAACTCGGAATGCACCACGACGAGTCTGGAATGTTCTTTTGCAGCAAGGCCCGCTATCGCATGGAGCTTGAGCCCATAAGCCGAGACACCTGGCATCAGCGGGAAAAGCGGGATGTGCCTTTTGTTGGGGGTGGGGTGTGAAATGGACCGCCCAAAAACGGGAATGGCTGAGAGAGCTATATCCGGACAAACCCAACACATTCCTGGCTGAGTTTTTCGGCTGCAGCTACACGGCAATTAAGAATCAGGCAGTAAAGCTCGGGCTGAAGAAGTCGCAGGCCTACCTCGACAGCAAGCCTGGGTGTTTCGCCAAGGGGGCGGAGCCTTGGAACAAAGGAAAAAACTGGCACTCAGGCGGACGTTCTGCCCAAACGCAGTTCAAAGCCGGTCACGCGCCGCATAACTGGCACCCAGTAGGGCATGAGCGCCTAACCAAAGACGGAATCTGGGAGCGCAAGGTTGCTGATACCAAGGTTAAGCGCCAGGACTGGCGGCCAATCCACGTTCTGGAGTGGGAGAAGGAAAACGGCCCCGTTCCGCAAGGTCACATCGTTATTTTCAAAGACGGAGATCGAGAGAATTTTGACCCCGACAATCTGGAGTGCATCAGCCGTTCCGAGAATATGCGCCGGAATAGTGTTCATCGTCTGCCGAAAGAAGTAGCCAGCCTTGTGCAGTTGGTTGGCGCTCTTAATCGTCAAATCAACAAAAGGGCTCAACCATGAAAAACAAAATCGAAGATCTGCGCAACCACCTGTTCGAAACCCTGGAGAAGCTAAAAGACGGCGACATGGAAGTTGAAACGGCTAAGGCGGTTTCTGGCGTTGCCCAAACGATCATCAATAGCGCCAAGGTTGAGATTGATTATCTTCGTGTGACCGAGCAGCGCAGCGGTACCGGCTTCATTCCTGATGAGGGCGGACGTAAAGACGATCTTCCGCCGCCGATGCGGAGGGTTAAGTGATGAAACTGTCCAACAATCCCGCAGTAAATCATAAGCAACCTAAGACATTTTACATCGAGTCGCCAACGTTCCTAGCGCGACGCGAGGTGCGCAGCGGCGAGAGCGAGCATCAGATACGCCGGGACATTGAAACGTTTGAGCCCTGGCGGCTGCCAGTGACGATTACGGAGGTGACAAGTGACTGACCCCAACATGAAAGCCAACATCCTCCGCGCACTGGAACAGCGCGGGCCGCTACTGATCGGCAGCATTGCCTGGGCCATCAGGACGACGGAATACGCGGCACAGGGCGCCATGAATGAACTGGTGGACGAGGGCCGCACTGTGCGTCATGAGGATGGGCGGCGGTATCAACTCACAGATAGCGGGCCTGTTCCGCCGGAGGTGGCGTGATGCGATTCCTCTCTGTAATCCGACAGCGATTCTGCCGGCACAACTACAAACCCACCCGGCTCCAGCCACTGACAGATGTGCCCGGTCTTTGGTGCCACTGCACGAAGTGTGGCCATGGGGCGTACTGCAGCAGACAGGAGCCCCGGCGATGACAGACACCCTAACCATCAACTCCGAAATCGCCCTGGCCAAAGCCCAGAAGCAGCTGGCCGACCTTTGGCGCGAGAACAAGTACATCGAGGTGGATATCCGGCGCAAGGCGAAGCAGCGGACGCTGACCCAGAACCGAGCACTGCATCTGTTCTGCCAGTGGCTGGCCGACACACTCAACGATGCCGGCTACGACATGCGCCGGACGCTGCGGCAGGACGTTGAATTGCCGTGGACCCAGGAGAGCGTCAAGGAACACCTGTGGCGACCCATTCAGAAAGCAATGACCGAGAAGCACAGCACCACGGAGATCACGACCGTTGAGCCTACGGCGATTCATGAGGTGCTATCGCGGCATCTTGGCCAAAAGCTGGGCGTGACGTGCCCCCCATGGCCTAAGCGGGATCAGGAGGCAGCATGACCAGCATCGGAGAAACCCGCCGCAACACCAAGAAGGCCAAGAGCGCGGAGATTGAATTGCTGACCCGGGACTTCCTGGCCAACGGTGGCGAGATCCAGCGGGAGGATATCCGGGCAACCAGGCAAGTTGACCTGACTTGGCGCAACTATGCGGCCACGGCGATGGAGGATGGCGGCAATGCCGAAGAAGTGTAAAGAGTGCCGCAAGCCATTCAAGCCTTTCAACTCGTTGGCCGTGGCCTGCAGTCCTACCTGCGCCCTGGCCGTTGGCCGCAAGGTGGCTGCGAAGAAGGCCGATAAAGCCGCAAAGCAGGCCCGCTCCGAGCGCCGGGAATTCAACCGCCGGGATCTTACTTGGCAGCACAAGCAGTGCCAGCGAGTGTTCAACCGAATGCGCGTACTCGAGGAACTGCAGTGGTTCAGGCAGCGAGGCGCGGAGCCTGAGTGCATTTCCTGCGGCAGGATATGCATGGACTGGTGCTGCGGTCACTTCAAGACCCGGGGTGCGCAATCCAATCTGCGGTATGACCGGATGAACACGTTTCTGCAGTGCAACCGGTACTGCAACGAATCGTTGAGCGGGAACATCGAAGGCACCAAAACTACGCGAGGCTACAAGCAGGGCCTGGTTGCCCGGTTCGGCGAGGAAGAAGCGCAACGCATCATCGACTACTGCGAATCGAACACAGCGCCGGTTAAGTGGGACTGGCAGGAACTGGAGGCTCTGCGCAAGCAGTGGAGTCAGAGAATACGGGATATCGAGAGCGGGAGACTGGCAGCATGAGCGCCCAACGACTCGAACAACGCACACAACTGGCCCTTCGCGGCCTGATCGACAACTACCTGACCAAGGGCTGGCTGATCACAAACCGGTATCCGTAGACGATCTATCGGGGCAGGGCTGGGTGTCAGTTGCAGAATGGGTGTTTGGTGAGTGTATGAACCAGCTTACCGCCATCGTAGACGGCAAGCGAGCAACGATGCTTACCGAAGGAAGCATTGCAGAAGCGGCTAGGAGTTGCAGAGACCGCTTCGGTGCGAGGTTTGAGGGGTTTGCACCGATACCAACCGAAACCAAGGCCCGCAGCAAGTGGGGCGAGTACCGGGAAAAGCAGATAAGCCGGGAGGAATTAGAGGCCTGGCTGAAAGAGCAAGATGACGAGAAAGAGATTCGGGAAATCTTCAATGTGTTGCGGGGGTAACAGTGAGCTCAAACAAGGCGGCGTATCTAATGGCAAGACTGACAACCAAAGGGCTGCAGGCCGGGATGATCTTTGGCGGCATTCCGGAATTGACCAGAACTGACATCGCGGCGGCATGCTCCGGCCTGGAGCCGCTTCATATGCACCTGATAATGGCCAAGTACTGCGATGATATACACAGCGCCCTGGCTGCACTGAACGAGATTCAAGAGCTGATGTGCGATAAGAGTCGGTTCTGGGCTGACTGCGATGCAGGTATTCGGTACAAGATCGGCCTGGCCATGGTTCAGGAGTTCGTGAGCGCAACCAGGTGCCGTTCCTGTAAGGGTACGGGCAGCAAGACAGTCGACTCGAAGATAGCGGACTGTAAAGGGTGTGGTGGGTCAGGCAACGCCGACAAATCAGCGGCGAGCAGGGCAAGGATGAGCGGCATACCCGAAACCACGTACCGTAAGTACGGCCTTAACGATCCGTTCACCGACATCATGCGTTACCTGGATGACATTGAAATTCGGTCGCTCGAGCGGATTGCCAGGAAGGCTTCATAGGCAGAAAACACAACATGTTGACATCGTGCGCGGTTAATAGCACAATTTCCCTAGATTACCGAATTGCCCCCAAAAAACCGCCCTCGCTCCGAGCTGGCGGTTTTTTTGTGCCCGATTGAAAATTCCCTGGCCGGGTTCGCCTGACCAGATGCCTCGCCAAGTGCGGGGCTTTTTTATTTCTGGAGGTCGCCATGTCCCGGCTCAGTCGCATTATCGATGAACTGATTGACCGCGAAGGCGCGTTTGTCGATCACGCAGACGACAAAGGCGGCCCCACCATGTACGGCATCACCGAGAAGGTGGCCAGGCTGCACAACTTTGACGGCCCTATGCAGCACCTCCCGAAGTCTTTGGCCGTCCAAATCTACAAGGATCAATACTGGTCCGCCCCGAACTATGACCGCGTGTCCATGCTTAGCATGAAGATTGCCGAGGAACTGTTGGATACCGGCGTCAATATGGGTATCGCGGTGGCCAGCAGGATGCTGCAGCAGTCCCTCAACGCACTGAACGTGCAGGGCAGCCATTACGCAGACCTCACCGTAGACGGCCTGATCGGGAACAGTACGATTGGCGCCCTCAAGGATTACCTGGATCGTCGCCAGCATCATGGCGAACTCGTCATGCTCAAGGCTCTGAATTGCCTGCAGGGTGCCCGATACATTGAGATCGCGGAAGCCCGGGAGCGAAACGAGTCCTTTATGTTTGGCTGGCTCCACCACCGAATCAGCATTTAACGGGGGTTTCCCATGGGTATTGGCGGCTTTTTCGGAAAACTGTTTGGCACCGAAAAGGCGCTGGGCGGGATCGTGGACGGCGTTACCAACGGCCTCGATGCCTTGGTGTACACCGACGAGGAAAAGGCCGGCGACGCTGCCAAGGATCGGTCAGAAGCCCGTCAGATGGTTGTGCAGTGGATGGCCTCGACACAAGGGCAGAACCTTGCCCGCCGCCTGATAGCCCTTGCCATCACTGGCACATGGCTAGGCATGTACCTGCTGTCCGTTCTGTGCGGAATGGTAGCGGTATTCGTGAACGATGGCGGCGCTGTCACCGCCGAAAAAGTCAACGCGGTAGGCAGTATCGCCAAGAGTGCAGCCATGGATATGAACCCGGCTGTCATGCTCATTCTGGCCTTCTACTTTGCGGCGCCCCATATGGGCGATATCGCCAAAGCTGTCACCGGAAAATTCACCCAGAGCGTCAATAAGGGATAACGGTGAGCTTAAAGGACATCGCGGGACAACTAGCCAGCAACGCCCACATCAAAATAGATTCCGCCCCTCAAGGCATCTCATACGCAACAAACGGCTTCGTCTTCGCCTGGGGCGCTATGACATTCAATCAGATCATGATGCTGATTGGCACCGTATTCGCCGTGCTGACCTACTTCACGAGTCTGTACTTCCAGCGCAAGCGTGACCGGAGAGAACAGCAGTTGCTTGAGCACCGCTTACAGGCTGAGTTAAACGCCGCCGAGCGCCGGGCCGACAAAACCGAACTGCGCAACTGGCGCGACGAGGCAGCCAAGTAATGGCCACAAACGACTCACCGCTGTCTGTTGCCACATCCCGAAATCTTTCTCTTATTCTGAGTGCAGCGCCGCCTGGAACTCGAACTATTACTGGGAGTGGCTTCGGGTCCGGCCCTACTGTGGCTCTGTTCGACCGCGCCACTGGAGTTGACGGCCAGTCGGTATCGCTAGTAGCAGATATAGGTCAGTGGACCGGGGAGAATACGCAGACTTCTGAGGCCGTGGCCGGAGCGAAATATTACGACTTTGGGGGCCGGACGTGGATCACAGGAAGGAAGATCGAAAGCGTATCCCTGAACCAGAAAGACCTCACTGGCATGCGCTATGAGCATAGCCAAAAGTACAATCAGTTTTTCCGCTCCTGGAGGATGGTTATACCTACTGGCTATAAGATGCCAGGCGCAACAGCGGCCAACTCTAAAGACGGCACTGGCACGAACTCAATCTGGAAAATGGACTGGCATAGTCTTCGGCCATACAGCTACGTTGCAGACAATGATCTTGTCATTCCGACCCTCGTCAACGGTGCGCTAAATGTGAGCGGCAACGCGATAACGCCGGAGGCCGTAGGGACGGGTTCTGGCTCAGGAAATGACAAGGTTTCGTTTTCATATAGTGCACTATCCGCCGTCAACGAGAATTTGTTCTCTTATTATTGCTCTGGAGACGAGAGTTCGCCGGGAGCGAAGGACGCGACTATCGAAACGGTGCAGCAGACCAACAGCACCTTTCTGAGAACAATTCACCCTAACTGTGACCCCTGGGCGACCGGGCCGGGCGGACCGCCTACTGAGCGGTTCCTTGACACCTTTCTGTGTAATGGGTGGATGGGGAACGTGGCGAGCTGGGTTGATGTGCTGCCTCTTTTTGCTGACCAGTATCTGGCAGTCGGACCCAATTGCGCAGCGCGAATCTATACCCATGACGCCCCAACATTGGCGGGATCAACCAAGGTTTATTTGGTTCCCCCCGACACTTGGACGAGCACTGAGATTACCTTCACGCCCAAAGACTATGAAGACCTGACCTACCGATCCGTTGTAACTGCGGACCTAACATTAATGGAGAATGTGTAATGGCCGTCACGGTTGTAGATGCGCCTATTACAACTGCGGACGCCTACCCTGGTGCCATTACTGTATCTGGCACAGCTACGGGTTTGATCGTTGCCGTTGGCCATAGCGTGGGCTTTGGGGATGCGTCCGGGCCAAGCTCTGTCTCCATGGGCGGGCAGTCGCTGACACAAATCGGTGTTGCCGAAGGTGCGGCAAGTTCCGGGCATGACGTGTCCCTTTCCTTTTGGGCACTAAACGAGACCAAAATTGCCGCCGCGAGCAATACGACGCTTTCGTTTTCTGGCGGCAACCAGACAGGCATTGCGGCGGCGTATTTTACTGTTGCCGGTTCTGTTGATGTTGAGACATTATCCGCATCTGGCAATATTTCAACCGGAACAACCGGCTCGGTGTCTTTGGCCCGGTCTGCTGACTCCCTAACGTTCGCGTGCTCTCTTCATGACAGCGCCTCGCTTGGGTTTAGCAATCTTGCCAATCCAGCCGAAGATAGCGAGATCACTGCAACCAACATTGATTTCGTGTACGGCGTCGAGGCGGACACTGCTCGAACGGTTGACTTCACCTGGGACAACCTGTCCAGCCGAAACAACTCTACGCTTGCTTTAAGCATCACGGCCTCTGGCGCAGCCAGCCCAACGGTGTCTGCCGCAGACGATATCACCAGCGAAGGCGATACAGCCGAGTTCACCCTGTCAGGCAACAGCGCGGCACCGGTAAGTGCCACACTGAACGGCACAAGCGTTGGCACTCTAACGCTGGTCAGCGGATCAACCTACAGCTACACCGCTCCGCTGATTGCTGATGACGGCACTGCGGACCTGGTTATATCTGTGGACAGCACGACAGCCAGCACAGTCATTAGCTACGCCAACAGCTACCCCTATGAGCTGGTCACGCACGGTGAGCCTGACGCGAACTCAGCATTCTTCGATACTGCATTCGCCACAGATGGCCCGGTAGAGTGGGGCGTTGTAACTGACTTTGATTCCGGCGTGGTCGTCGTCGATTGGGCCGCCATGGACGCGGCGGAAGACGAACTCAACGACATTGCACTCCACAGCACCGAAGTTGCTGCCGGAGAGTCCACAGCAACCCTGAAGTATTTTGTGCCAGAGTCGGGCGCCACCGGAACGTTTCAGGCGACGGCGACCGTTGATGGCACGGACGAAACGGCGCCCACCATCTCAAGCGCCTCTGTACCCACGGCAGGCAACAACATTGCCGTACAGATGTCCGAATCCATGCAGGTTGGCGCAAGCGGATCTGGCGGCTGGACCATCAGCCTCGCAGGCGTCTCTGTCAGCTCTGCGGTGGTAGATGGCACGGACGACACGATTATCAACCTGACGCCATCGCGCACCCTGACCGACGAAGACACGCTGACCATTGGCTATACACAGCCCGGAGACGGCTTCCAGGATCAGGCAGACACGCCAAACGATCTGGCAACGCTCAGCGGGCAGGCGGTAACGAACAACAGCACCCAGCAGCCGCCAGATGTGACGGGGCCGGTTACCCAAAGCGTGGGCGTGCCAACTGCTGGCACTTACGCCATTGGCGATGACCTGAGCTTTACCGTCAACTGGGACGAAGCCGTTACGGTCACCGGCACGCCGGCGCTGAACCTTGATATAGGTGGGACGTCTCGCCAGGCCGACTACGTATCCGGCAGCGGCTCAACCGCCCTGGTGTTCACCTACACGGTTCAGGCAGGCGACGAAGACGACAACGGCATTGCTGTATCCAGCCTCACACTGGAAGACGGAACGCTACAGGATGCCTCAAGCAACAACGCCACACTGACGCTGAACAGCGTTGGCGACACTTCCGGCGTCCTTGTGGACGGCGTAGCGCCTGTTATCTCCATCAACGCCCTGACGACTACAGACACCACTCCGGTGGTTACTGGCAGTGCGGGAGACGCAACAAGCCTCACCCTGGTGGTCAATAGCGTTACCTACAACCCAACCCCCTCCGGTGGTACATGGAGCCAGCAGCTCCCAGAGCTTGCGCTCGATACCTACCCCATGACTTTGAACGGGCAGGATGCGGCGGGGAATGTGGCGGTTGAGGCTACGGCGACGCTGAGAGTTGTAGATGAGGTGTCAGGCGGAAACAGCATTCTCCAGCCCGTACTGAAGCCAATCCTATCCCCCATCTTTGAGGACGTACTATGAGCAATCAAATTGAGCTCCTTTCCAACGCAGGGGCGGGAGCTACGGGCAACGCAATTACCCTGGCCGCTGACAACCTGTTCATCAAGGTTACTGCGTCCACCTGGGATAGTCAGTCAGTCAAGCTTCAAGAGCGAGCCAACGATGGTTCGTGGTCTGACATTCCCGGTGCAGCATTCACTGCTGACGACGCAAAGGTTTACCAAGGCTACCGCAACCAAACGCTGCGGGCTGTCACGACTGGATCAGGCGGATCAATGGCCGGTGTCTACGCGAAGGTAGGGCAGCGCTTTGACTAGACCTGCACCAGAATCGCGCACACAAAAGGTACTCCTGAACGGGGGCCGGCTGGTGGGTGCGTGGAGGCGCGGGTTTTCACTACATACGAGAATTTTCTGAGCCGGGTTGTTGTTTAGATGGCAGAGTCAAAGAGGGCCAAGAAAGAGCCTCACTGGCTCAACAAATCGCAGATGGCAAAGAGCCTCGGCATTTCCACGACTGCCTTTGATAAATGGGGGGTACAGCCGGTAGCCAGCATCGGCCGAGAGAAGTATTTCGACGTGCGATCCGTTCTGGATAATCGCCTGAATCACCAGATCGCAATACAGCAACCTGAAGACCTTGATTACGAACCCGGCACAATGGACTTTGAACGCCTGCGGTTGACTAGGGCCCAGGCCGACGGCCAGGAAATCAAGAACAGGATTGCAGAGGGCAAAACGGCTCCGATTGAAATCATCACACTGGTGCTTTCCAAGATTGCCGGCGAGGCATCTGGAGAACTTGATAGCCTTCCACTCAACATTAAGCGCCGGCATCCGGAACTCGAAAACCAGGTGATCGAATCTATCAAGCGCCATTGCGTAAAAGCACAAAACGCGATAGCCAGAACTAGCGAATCCTTGGATAACGCCCTCGATGACTACCTCACTGAACTCGACGCAGCTTGAGAATCTGAAGCGAGCTGTTCGAGTTGGGTTGAAAGCTTTTGCTCGCCCGGAGCCCATGACTCTCGTGGAGTGGGCGGATGAGAACTTTTATCTCTCGTCAGAATCCAGCTACATCGAAGGCCGTTGGCAGACGCTGCCATTCCAGATAGCGATGATGAATGCCATCGGCCATGACGACATCGTTTATGTGAACATCGTCAAGTCGGCCCGGGTTGGCTATTCGCAGATGATCCGAGCTGCGCTCGGTTATTTCACTGAGCACAAGACCAGAAACTTACTGCTGTTCCAGCCAACCGATGGCGCGGCCTCAAGCTTCATGAAGTCGAGCGTTGAAACCATGATCCGGGATGTTCCGGTGGTCAAAGCTCTGGCGCCCTGGATTGGGAAGAAGCACCGCGACAACACCCTGGACACGAAGCGATTCAGTAACGGCAAACAACTCTGGTGCCTTGGTGGCACAGCGGCCAAGAACTATCGCGAAAAGTCCGTTGACGTGGTTGCTTACGACGAGCTGGCGGCATTTGATCAGGACGTTGAGAAGGAAGGCTCTCCGACGTTTTTGGGTGACAAGCGGATTGAGGGCTCTGTATTTCCAAAGTCAGTCCGAGGATCAACTCCAAAGGTTCTGGACACCTGCCAGATCACAAAGGCGGCCTCCGAAGCTGAGTGCATGCTGAAGGCGCACATTCCGTGCCCGCACTGCCTCGAAGAACAGGTCTTGAAGTGGGGAGGCAAAGAGGCCCATTTTGGATTCAAGTGGGACGACGACAACCCAAAGTCGGTTCAGTATCTCTGTGAACACTGCGCGACCCTCGGCAGCCAGGGAGACTACCAGGCTCAGCACGAAAACATTGTCTGGCGTTGCGAGACCACCGGGATATGGACAAAGGATGGCATTAGCTACTTCGATGCCGACGGAACTCGACGGGAGGCCCCGGAGTCTGTCGGCTTCCATGTGTGGACAGCTTACAGCCCATTCACCACCTGGCGCCGGATCGTTACCGACTTCCTGAAGGCCAAGAACGACCCCAGCAAGCTCAAGACGTTTATCAACACCACGCTGGGCGAAGCTTGGGACGACACCGAAGGCGAGAAGGTAGACCCAGAAAGCCTGTTCGCGAGACGCGAGCATTACCAGGCCGAGGTGCCTGTTGATTCGTGCATTCTCACAGCCGCGGTTGACACCCAGGATGACCGCCTTGAGATCGAGGTGAAAGCCTGGGTGAACGGAGAGGAAAGTTACGACATTAGTTATGAGCGCCTATACGGCGATCTTTCCCGGTCTGAGATATGGGATCTGCTCCATAAGCGCTTAACCCGTCAATTCACAAGCGTAAGTGGCGCGATTCACGACGTGAAGCTCACCCTGATTGACTCGGGCGGCCACTTCACTGACGAGGTTTACAAGTTCAGCAAGAAATACGGCATCCGGAAGTTCATCCCGATAAAGGGGCACAGCCAATCTGGAAAACCGGTTGTGGCATTTCCCAGGAAGCGCAATGAAAAGGGCGTCTACCTAACCATGATCGGAACGGATACCGCCAAGGAAATAATCACTAGCCGTTTCCGCATCATGAATCCTGGCGAAGGCTACATGCACTGGCCTGTATCCGATGAGTTTGACGAAACCTATTTCCAGCAACTGACCAACGAGCGCCGAAAGATAGTTTATCGAAAGGGCCGCAAACAGATTGAGTGGGATGCTGGCGGCAGGCGTAACGAGCCTTTTGATACAGCCGTCTACAACCTCGCCGCAATCCGGCTTCTCCAGCAGCACTTCGGGATCAATCTAAGTCGGTACCGGAAAGACGGAGACCCAACAGAAGCGCCGGCGACCAAAAAGCGGAAGGCCGGCAAAGTTCACAAGCCCGCAGGGGGATGGTTATGAGTACAGCGAGCGAGCTGCTGCCGCTTTATGTCGAGGCAGAAAAGCGAATCCTCAAGGGCCAATCCTATGAGTTCGGCGGCCGCACCTGGACAGGTGCTGACCTGGCTGATATTCGCAAAGAGCGCGAGCGCCTGGAGCGCCGGGTATTCGCAGAAGAGCAGGCGGCCAAAGGTCGACGCACTCACTCACTGGCGACGTTCAAATGAATTTGATTGACGCGATCATTCGCCCCTTCTCTCCGGCCATGGCGCTGAAGCGGGCCCAGGCTCGCCAGATCCTGGCGCATTATGAGGCCGCTCGGCCCAGTCGGACCCGGCGGAACCCGAAGGACAACCGTTCAGGCAACAGCTTGACAGACGGCGCGGCGGAAACGCTGAGAGGTCAGGCTCGACACCTTGAGCAGAATCACGATCTTGCACGGGGCATCCTGACTTGCCTCGTGAATAATGTCGTTGGAGCCAAAGGCATCGGAGTTGAGTTTCAGCCGAAGAACCTTGATGGCACCGTAAACAAAGAGCTGGCCGACGCCCTGAACTGGTATTTCACAGAGTGGGGTCGCCACCCGGAAACCACCGGAGAATTCAGCTGGGCCAAGACTCAGAGGATGATGGCCAGAGCATGGTTCCGCGATGGAGAAGTGCTGTCAAAGTCTCTGATGGGCAGCGTTCCGCTGCTCAGACATAACACCATCGTGCCCTATTC